AGCCTATAACTCTAGCACTTGCTTGCGCTGCGCTCGCTTGTGATATCTGCGCAGTCGTGTTGAGCGTTATAGCTCCTGCGTTGGCTACGGTCGCGCTTGTGTCGGCAATCGTTGCGCTTGTGCCTGCAGCCGTCGCCACCGTTGCTGCGCTTTCGGCAACAGTAAATCCTTGTATTTTTGTAGTTGTAACCGTTGTAGACACACCTGCAGCCTTGAGCACGTTATTAAACTGCTCAAACGTGCGTACTATATCACCAATGGGTCCTGGTATACCACTAAGCATACCTCCTAAGTTATCTAACGCGCTGGAATAGTTGCCTACGTTCCGCTGATGGTTGCCCATCGACTTGTCAAATTCTTTTAGACGCTCGTTGTTGGCGTTGTACTGGGCTTGTAATTTCTGTAGTTCAGCCGTGTTTTCGCCTATCGGAAGCGCTCGCATAGCAGCCGATAGCGCTGCGTTCTGCTTAACAAGGTCGTTGTAACTTCCACCTACGGCCTTAGTAGCGGTCTCCATCTTGAGCAATTCACGCTGTTGGCGATTGTACTCAGTCGAAGTTTCCTTTAGCTTGCCTTTTAAGCGCTCTTGTTCTATTGCCTGATTTTGAGTAAGCTCGCCTTGCTCTTTTTCGACAGCCTTTAGATCGTTAAGTTCTTTTCGGTACTTATCAATCTCCTTGTTAAGCTCAACAAGGGCTTGTATGGCAGCAGGCGATATAAGGTCGCTCGCCTCGACCGCTTCCGTCTCAATGCTTACCTTATATTTTAATTCATCTGCCATATCGTACCTTTACTTTTTAGGCTCTACGTATTCGTAACATATCTTGGAGACGAAAGCGGACGCAATCTCATCGGCAGGCAAATCAAATATAGCGTCTGCACGCACAGCGTCAAAGCTCGCAAGCACATGAGCATAATATTGAAACGCACCAACACGGTTGATCCATACCGTTTTGAGCAATACAGGTCGGCTGTCACGTGTGAAGTTCTCGGCAGTCTTAAAGTGCAGCTCTGCACGTTCTAAAGCCTCACCCGCGACACTATAAAAAAATCCTCGGTGTCTCCGAGTTTGGTATGCTCGAATTCATTGCTCTCAAAGAACGAAATCGGTAGTTGCGTGTCTGTTACCCATAACACATCAGCTTTGCGCTTCCAGAATTCTGCCTTCGTCTTATGTGGCATATCATCCCATAGCTGCGCTGGATGCTCATCGGCATAAGCACGTATGTCAACGTTAACAGCGTCAAGCAATGCCCTACGCTTTTCGGTATAAGGTGCAAGCGTTACCGTAACGCCTGATACGGATATCTTCTTCTCAAACATGATTGGTATGTATTGGTTTGTATGTGTGTTCCGTCTCCTACGTAGATGATGCCCCGCCTGCATCCGATCCTAACCCGAATGCAGGCATAGGGCTATCAACTTAGGTGTTGACTACTAACAAGTCAGGATCAACGGCACGCTTCGTACAAGTTAGCTGTATACCACGACGATTGCCATCGTATAGGTATGTTGCTGACACAATACTGTTCGTAATGTTCATATTTTGCGCGCCTGTTGCTCCAAGTAGTACAAGTGTTGCAAACTTAGGCTCACTGGATGCGTTGGTATACACACGCGCATCGCTGTAGATGTTTGTGTTGTAGCTGATTGCTTGAAATTCCACATCCCAGAAAGCAGGTAGCGTCTGGCCATCATCGACAATGTCGGTCGTTGATGTGACCGTTGCTTGTGCAGACTCGGTTACGTGTAGAGGGTATTGAGTGACATTCGTACCGTCCATGTCGGCAATGCCGATCGAACGGAATACGATGCTTTTTGTTATCGCCATTTTATTTTGGGTTAGGTGATGGTGGTGAATTGAGTTTTGTGTACGTCTTTTTGTGCCACAACCGATAGGGTCATGGTAGCATAACGTGTATTGCGTATTATGCCTGTATTCTGCGTGTATCCTAAATAGTTTAGATATACATCTGTAAGCGCTGCGAAGTCAGTTTCACGCATCCAGTCGATAACCTTGTCTTTTAGGTCAAGCAGGAGCAGTTCGGAATCTTCTTCGGTCAAATTCTGATACGCACGACGCACGCTGATGTCAATGCCGTAGTTTGTCAACACTGAGCAAGCACGATAATCGTCAATACGTTGGTTTACATTCTCGTTTAGGTCGTACATAGATACACGTGCAAACGGATAGTAGTTCTGCGCCTCGAGGTCTTGCAGGGATAGCCGGTAGCGCTCGTACACAACACGGTCGTCGTTAACGTATGCGCTCATGCTGTCACGTAGTAAGGTCAAGATGTCGCTGCTAACGCCCATTGGCAAGTGCCTCCCCAATTAATCGCTGTGCAAGGTCACGTATCGACGGTGGCACGCTGTCGGCTGTCTTTGGGAAGATGGAGCGGGTGCGTGTACCACTACTATACTTAATACCATCGTGATGATACTTAAATATAACGCCTTTCTCAGGGTCAGTAAAGCTAATTACCGTACCTTTGCCCGTTGTTTCCGTGCGTGTGTTCTCGATGCTTTTGGTCTTAAAACGCAAGGTAACTGGCGATGTTGGCAAACCTGCGCGCTTGCGTACTTTCTTGGTGCTTTCGCTATACGCGTTGTCGTATGTGTCTTGCCCATGCGTCGTGCCTCTCGACGTGTTTTGTTTCATTTCGTTTTCAATGGCATCAGCAATCAAAGGCGTTACATCAATGTTTAGCTTGTTAAGAAGTACATTCATGCCGTTTGCAATCTGTATCGATAGACTTGTGAGCGTTGTTTCGTTTAGCTTTTCCATTACAGTACGTACCTCACAAATGGCATAAGCAAGTTGCGGGCTTCAAGCGATAGGTTATTTACTACAGCCACACCGCCAGCGTTCGGGTCTTGCCTGTTCTTAAACTGTAAAGACAACTCCTGCATGATGCCACCGACAATAGCACGTGGGCAGTTGCCAGCTTGGTATCCACTTTCGTATGTCACAAGTAAGTACTGATCAACACCAGTTGCGATCTCTATAGTCTTAAACTCAATGCCGTGTACGTAGTAGTCGGATCCAGCCACAAGTGTTGTTTCAATGTTGTCATACGTGACCGTCTTGACGCTTATAACACTGCCGTGTGGACCGTTTGGCAATGATATAACACGTGCAGGTCGTTCGTACCGCGATAGTCTTACGCGACGGTATGTATCACGGCTTATATAGCGCTCTACTTGTTCAGTTGTAGCTTCAATGAGCAGTTGTATAAAATCGTCGTGTATAGACGTGTTAATAGGTAGCATAGCCTTAGCTTGCCCAAGTGTCAATGGGTATATGGGCTCATCCGAGCCTGACACGATTGTCTCGGTAGGCATGGTATTAACATTGTATACACCTGTAATCGAGTCAAAACCACGCTTTACGAATTCACTTTGTCCACCAGGGTAGCTCACTATTGCCATCGTTGTGCCTTATTTCGTTTCTTTTTTTGTCTGCACTTTTGGCGTATCGCCTTCGGTTGTAGTAGCTTCAACGGCCACATCGGCTTTCTTAGTCTCGACAAGATGCTCAAACAGCCGTTTGTGGTGCGCACTTGTTGCCTCATATACCTTACCTGCTTCGTGCTTAAATGTATGCACGCCGTCGGTCGATAGGTACATAGTTTGGCGTAGGATAATCTTCATGATGCCTTTCTATGCTACTTGGGAGCGAAGCTATTGCTCCGCCCCCGTTCGCGTTGTTTACTGCGTTGGCGCTTCGTTGGCAAGCAAGACAGCCGATACACTTACGGTAGCCGTAAAGGTAGCAGCAGGATCAAGCTCGGTAAATACATAGCGTTTGGTCGGTACGACCGATGCTATGAACGTAGCGTTTGATGCGTTAAGCACAGGGTTGCTAATGACGCGACTTGTCGACAGGCGTGTTGCGTTGCCAATGGTGTTGTCGTCACTCTCCCAAAAGTGATTAACAGCGTTAATAGTTGCGTTCGTATTGCTTGAACCAACAGCTGATACAAATGCTACCGCGTAAAATCCTGATGTGTCGACAGCAACGCTATTAACGTTGGATGTCGTCACGGCTACAGGAACGATAGCTGGTTTAGCGCCTAATAGGCTGCCTAAGTCAAATGATGCCATGTTCGTTATTCCTTATGATTAAGTGATTGTCAGTTGAACGATGGCCTCGGAGCGCACTACATCGCCACCGTAGCGGCTGTTTACGAACAAGTTAACAACGCCGCTGGATGCGTCGGTGTAAGGGTCGCGAATAATATAGCGATCTGTCGAACGCGCTATAAGATAGCCACGTGAGAAGTCGCCGTACAAGATTGGCACATTGCCAGCCGTAAAGTTACCGTTCGTCAAGCCCACAAGATCTGTAGCTTCAAAAATGTCACTACCAAGCAAACGTGATGGACGCCCTGCCTGAAAGGACGGCTCCCATGTGTACTGCAATCCGTTGGTGCTCGATAGCACTAACTGGCGGATGTACGCCCATGTTAAACGGTTTGCCATCCACTGCGCATTACCTGCGTATGCGCTCTTGATCTGCGCTTGTAAGCGAACGATGATGTCGGATGTCAACGTCAATGATCCGCTGTTGAAATTGGATACGTTGCCAACAAGGCCAGTAGGCTTGCCAACACCGTCACCATTAATAAACGCCGTGCCTGTTGCGGCGGCTTCCTGCTCGATAACCGAGCCGTTGATTTCGCCAGCGATGTCGTAAGCGCTATCACGCTCTTGCTCGATGGTGTATCCACAGTATGCCGATAGGCTGTGCAATGGGATCTCAACGCTACCAAAGCCGTCTTTGCTCTTAGCAGCAGCCAAGTCCTCACCACGCCATGTAGCGGTCAGCGACGTGTTGCGTAGTGCTTGCTTGTAGCTTGGTCCGTTGATGCTCTCAACGCGTGCTACAGCAATAACAGGGCTAAATTCTACAACTTGGCGGTTGATGTCAGCAGACATCTGCGCAGGTAGTAGCAAAGCACCTGCTGCGCTGTAGTCAAAACGAACGAGGTTGTCGCTCTTGATCTGACCATTACGCATAGCACCTACTTTTACGTCACCGTACATCTCTTGTGTCTTCACAGCGCCATCTTTGCCAAATACCTTTAGGGCATTCACAAAGTTGTCGATGTCTTCGGTCTGCTCGCTTTTGGCGGAGCCTTTAGCTACGGCCTTTATGCCAAGCTCTATATTATCGAGGCGGTCGTTGATCTTGCGTTGTGCTTCTTCGTTCTTTGTATGAACTGCTTCTTTAAGCGCAGCCGCAAGGGCTCGGAATTCCTCGTTTGGATTCGCACTCATTATGCGGTCTCCTGTATTAGTTTGAGGATTGTTTTTAGTTCAGCCACAAGTGCAGGTGTTGCGTCTTGCGGTTGCGTGACTGCCTTGCGGCGTGTTACGATCTTTGACCACACACCAGCCTTCGCAGCGTATTTCGCTTTGCGTGTTTTGGCAGCTGTGATCGTTGCTTCCGTGTTCATCGGAAACGGTGTAATTGAAATTTCATGGAGCGCAAGCTCTTTAAGTCGACGGATGCCGTTCTCGCCTGGCTCGCTTTTGACGGTCTGATAGCCGATAGATACGCCCATCTTTAGGCCGTTTTCGGCCATCATCTTAATCTTGCCGTATACACTTGCCACAGATGGATCGGCTAAGTCCATCATAGCTTTGAACGGTAAGCCTTTCTCGTCGTCGTTTAGGTATGCTACGCCCATCAATGCGTCGGTCGTGTACTCGTGGTCACGTAGGAGCGGTATACGGTTGTTGTTGTGCAGTAGCGTCCGTGTAAAAGCGCCACGCTCAACGATGTCGCCACCAAGATCGGTATTGCCGTAGGTGCTGGCATAGCCTTCGATCATGCCCATCTTACGTCCATCGGTTTCGTCTTCGCTCATGATCGTGTCTTTAACACGTGCGACAATACGATGTACACTCTTAGCAATGGTAAGCGGTGTTAACTTCTTAGCTTGGCGCTTTGGCACGTTAGCAATAATGCCCGTAGGCTCATAGCCTTCTTGCGTTGGCGCGTAAACTTCCACGCGTAGGACGCTATCAGCTATAGATTGCACAATGCCTTTTACATCGCCATCTTCAGTCTCAAACTCAACGGTGTCGCCTTCATCAACGTCATCTATTGACTGCTCTGCGTTTAAGTACTCCTCGCTTGAGTGTACCTGCTCAGCCATTAAGTTGTATACCTGATCGGTTGGGTAGAATTCCTCGCTTGCAAGTGCATACTGGCGCACCGTGTATACGTTAGCTTCCACGTCAATATTCTCGATTATGCCAAAGCCTTCAGTGTCTTGACTTATAAAATGCACCATATCGCCGATGTCAAACGTAGCTGCTTCTGCCTCCGTTGTTTCGGTGGTGTCAAATTCGGTGGTCTGTTCTTCGGTGGTCTCATCTTCGGTCGTATCGGTCGTTTCTTCTTCGATCATCTTGGCCATCTTAGCCATGATTACATCAAAGTCATCAGCGAGTTCAAATGGCTTCATCATCGGTTTCGTTTAGTTCTTGGGGTTGTGGCACTATTGGCGCTGCAATAATTGGCGGTGGTGGTCGGTGGCTATCAAAGTACGTTTCGTCATACGTGTAGCCCAGTTCATCAGCCGCCTGCGATGGTGTTAGAATCTTTTCACGCACTAAAGACACAATAGAGTTTGTCTTAGCCGTGCGGTCTTCTTGTATTGCATCGATAGCGTCGCGGTCAATGCACAGCTTCGGGTTGTCAGCGTAGTACGGTTGCAATGAACGCGTAAACGATGCAAGGATCATCTCAAGTAACGGCAATGCGTTCTCGGTGTACAGCGCTTTCCGAGCCGTCTCGTAATTGCTGTACGTCATGTTCTCGCCGTCGTTGAGCAGGGCGCTCGATACGCCTAAGCCCATCATAATCATACGCATCGACAGCACAATAGCTTCTTTCCATTCGGCCTCTTGTGGCTTATCACTAAAGCGATTGATCACCATGTTCTCGCTTATGATCTTTAGGCGATGTGAGTTGGCTGCGCCACTTTGCGCCTGCCATGCGTCCTTAACGCGGTTGGCTTCTTCAGCGCTTGCGCCCGGCAACGTGGCAACCATAGGAGGCACACCGCCCGCCAATGCTATGTTCTTGTTCCATGTTATCGCTGCGTTGTGCATATCCATAAGCTCAGCTAATGGAACGCCTGGACTCATGCCGTGCCAGTACTCGCGTAAGTTTGGTGTATGGATATAGATCACTTCATCGTACTCAAAGAATATCTCGGTATCCTCACGGTACTTATAGCCTGCGATGGGTTTTAGGTAGTTGCCCTGCACGGGGTTGGTATGCTGTGATGGAAGCGGAACAAGCGCTAACGGTCGTTGTGCGTAGTCGCTCATAACGATGTTCGTATAGCTTTCGCCAGTAGCTACAAGCCATAGCGTCGTAAGTTGCAATAGCTGGTCGAGAGGCATATTGCGATTGAGCATACGAATCAAGTCATGGTCGTAGCTTTTCGTCATGCGTCCGTTCTGCATTGTTTCCACGTAGATTGGCACGGATGCTACCGTTTTGGCTATAAGAGAAGCAGCAGCGTAGAAAGGAGCGTTGCGCTCGAAGCCTTGCTCAATAAGCCTGCGCTTATCCCAGCGTGTGTAGTCTTCCCATCCTTGACCCGTTAGCATAGCAGCGTAAGCACGGCTTGGCACTTGCGACTTAGCGGCGCTTCGTGGTCCGATGGCTTGGTCGATGATATTGCGGATAAATCCCATTATACGACCCAGTATTGGTTGCGGTTGCCGGGAAACATACGTCCGTATATTTCCCATCCGAGGTATCGTGCCGTGTCCGTCTCGTGCGACTTAGCGCCACCCGCCTTGTTGTCGCCGCTCTTGTCGATGTCTCCGTACTTGTCGAGCTTTGCAGCGCTCATAGATAGGAATACATTGCGCTCGGAGCGATCAAAGCGTATCAGACCATTGCGAAGCGCCCAGTTCATACATTGTATCGTGTCTTTAACGGTTGGGTTCGCAGCAGGCACTTTGTATCGCAGGCGATCACCGAACGCATTGTAAAATATCTCTTTTACGGCTGTCCACATGGAAGCCGTTGTAAGTGCTGTACGGTTAGCGCCACTTGCGTCACCGATAAGTATAACGTTGCCTGTGTGCGCCTTAAACTCATCGCATAGCTTACGTGCATCTTCATAGACGGTCGCTTCCTTCATCTGCCACGAACGCACGCAGGCCGTTATTGGCTTTGCGTCATCGCTAATGCCTACGTTCTGCCACGCACTTACTGCGCGGTATTCAACGTTGAAATCCCACGACAAGTACAGGTCTGCGCTTGCATCATAGGCGATGTCAGTACGCATCTCGTTTGTCGTGAAGAAAGCACCTGCTCCCGTAAGCGACACGCGCTTGCCGAATAGGTAGCGATCTAATTCCGCGCCCGAATAGATCGCACGCAGTTGCTTTTCATAGCGCTCGCGAAACGCACGGCTCGGGTTGTCACGTAGACCGATCTCGTGGATCGTTGCGCCCAAGCCCTCAAGAAACGAGTACATGAATGCGTCTGGCTCATCGGGCATGGACGTGTATCTGCGCCTTGCTTCGCCTGTACGTATACGGCTGTCGAATGTGGTCAGCGCCTTGCTGTCGAAGAACGATGCTTCATCAGCCCATCCCCAGTCGTATGTGACCGACTCGATGTTCTCGATAGAGTTAGGCTCTGCGGACCGCAAGTGTATGATGCAGCCGTTGACTTCGAGATCGTGCTTGCTCTTGTTGTACTGAGGAGCGTAGCCTAAGCGCTTGAGCAAAGGTTCAATGTCTTGGTAGTAGATGTCTTCGGCTTGCTTGAGGGTATTCCACATAAGCAAGCCACGTGAGCGCGGTTGGCGATCCATTTCAGCAATGATAAAACGCGCCCCGCTAAAGGTCTTGCTCGATCCCTTACCACCTACGATAGCAACTACTTGAACATCGCCAGCAATCAGGTCAATCTGAAAGGGCGTAAAATACTCTACGTAGTGCGTAGCTGGGTCGTATGTAAGGGCAGGCGCTCCCAATTACAGTAGCAGTACTATGTTTGAGGCCGTTGTGCCTGTATCGTTTATTTTCTTTGGACTGATGGCAAGCACCGTGCCAGCAGGAACGTTCGGTATATTCACCGAGTAGGTATCGTCTTGAGCTTGTACGTTGATAGTACCTGCTGTGCCTACGTAGATGTAACGACCTGCAAAGGTAAGAATAGTACTGTCGGAGGGCGTTACAGGCAGGATCTGAGTTGATGATCCAAGTTCAGCTTTTGGCATATTGCCCCTTGTGTTAAGCGCTTAAATGAACATTCTAAACGCAAATATACAAATACTTTGCAATATGCAAGTGTTAACGTATAAAAATAGCCCTATATCTTAGCTATGTGCTTGTATCACCTGCTCGCACTTGGCAAGGAATAGATCCACATTGCGCTGATAGCGGATCTGAAAGGCATGGTACGACACAGGAAACTCCTGTATGCCGAACGTGGTACAGCATCCGTAAACTGGCATACCATCGCGTAGCTTCCAGTTGTCGCACTCAGCAGGCTTAGCGTCAAATCCTATTGGCAGGTACATCTGTATCGGGTAGCCCTTAGCCTGCGCTGCGTAGGTAACTTCTTCGGCTACGTCACCACGCGCTGTCTCAGCAAA